TGTTCGTTCATAAATACAACCACATGTGGCACGTGCTCCAATGTCTTAGTTCTGCTCATATACTTAGGTGAAAACACCATCCTATCTTTTAATTGCTCGAGTACGGAATACTGTAGGAACTCAGACTGAGATCTGGGTAAGTCAAACAAGAAGACTCGCTTGCGTTCGTTGATTGCGTGGGCGAGATCATCCCTTTTACCAATTGAGAGGACTTGAGTGTCGTCGTGGTCGGACAAGTACTTTTTAATGAACCACGACTTTCCCGTACCTCCGGTTTCATCGACGACGAAGATGATGTGTCTATCATCGGCTGGTCCATCGAGACGTTCTGCGAGTACGAGTTGATGCTCTCGATACTCTCCTGGGACAACGAAGGACGTAGGGTAGATAAGGTCGATCCACTCCATGCATCGTCCGTATTGCATATAGATCGAGGGGAACTCGGCTGCCACATGCGTGGCCGTTGGTTTGGTGGGTTGAGATAATACCCATTCCTTGAATTCCTCGAACCGATTGGTCTTCCCGACTGGTCCAGGGCACGTTCCGAACTCCTCGTAGTCACCATCTTTCTTGCAGTACTCAGCAGCTTGGGGGGAAGTTCCACGGGCTCGTTCAATGTGACAGCGATCTCCCAAGGCACGTTTGACAGCGTTGAACCGTGTATTTGTTGTAAAAACGACGAATCCTTGAAGATGTGGAGTCCCTTCCGCTCCAACCTCGCGGCCAAATATGAGATATGTGCAGGTGGGGGCCAGGTTACGGATAGATTCGAGCTCATCGTCCGTGTAGTTATTCAAAGTGAAGACGTAACGAGTGCCGTTCATTTTGTTCGTTCTCGTTATTATGAGGCGGGGGTAATACTAGACCCCGCCTGTTATCATAATTTTTGTTGTTCCTGGAACATCCTAGAATGGTTTCGACGCTTGCGCTACGTTCCGGTCGAATGGTGACACGATCACTCTCACGATCACCATACTTAAGACGTGCACGTGCTGGTGTTTATGTGGCACGCACTCTATTCAGACATCGCAGAAGCATTGGTCGTGCGGCACGTGTGGTGCAGCGTGCCTATAGACGACGTCGCGTGCGTATGCAAAGTGATGCTGTACGAGGTCCTTCCAACCAAGCGTGGTACTTAGGAACTGGTGCCGTATCAGAAGCCGGAAGAAGCACGAGTATCTTGTTAGAACGTAAGACACTTAGCACGTTCCTGATTCAAATTGCTAAGCCTCCAGGAGCAGTTGAGATCTTGGGACAACCGAGTCGGAATGAGATTAAGTTAAGAGGTCTGAAGATATGCATGACGTTGGAGAACATGAGTTTCTTGGCAGCAGATTCCATGGTCGTACACATAGCAATTGTACAACCTAAAGGATTCGACCAAGTGCTTGTACCTTTGGATCAAACGAGTTTCTTCTCAAGACCCGGAGGAGGAACACCGGGGGCGGACAGGACAGAGAACTTTGACAATTTTGCTTCGTCACCTGCAGTAAATTGGGATTATAACTGTAATGGTATCAACAAGCAGAAATATAATATTATCACTCATGTCAAAAGGAGACTTGTCTGCAAAGGATCGACATACAATGGCGTCGGTATGAATGTCTGGCAATATGATAAATATTATAACATGAAGGGCAAGAGGATTCAATGGGACTCTATCAGTGCTAATTATCAGACGCGACCTTTGTGTCTTTTGGTCTGGCATGAACGTATGACAAGTGATGATCCTGGAAGCAACAACAACCTGAGATTTCATATTAACACCAAATCTTATTTTAGTAACGCCCTGTAACCCAGAGCGCGGGGCGCATTTTTATTGGATCCTACAAGGGCTCTGGCGTACGGGCCTGCGGACCCGGTGCGCGCCAAGCGCACCCCTGCTCGGCCCCCTGGCAGCCCGGCGCAGAGCGCCTGGGCGGGGACCCGCTTGCGCGGTCCATGAAAAGTTAGAGTCCTAGCCAATTAACAATAACATACCTGTCGCGAGAGAGTTTATTCCTATCTGGGTGTTCGTTCATAAATACAACCACATGTGGCACGTGCTCCAATGTCTTAGTTCTGCTCATATACTTAGGTGAAAACACCATCCTATCTTTTAATTGCTCGAGTACGGAATACTGTAGGAACT